TGATTGTTGATTTCCCTAAACCGCGTTCCCAATACTCGCCCCATTCGGCTTTTTCACCAACTGCCCACTGCTTAGTCTCTTTAAATACGTCGCGCCAATAGGCCTCCATCTCTCTTGTAGATGAAACAGGAAGCCCAAACTCACTCTCCATAAACTCAGACGGGTCTTGAAGCAAATCGTCAGATGGTAGTTCGGCTGTTGTGGCTGGCTTTGGAGTAGACGACTGCGATGGCTTGCCAAATTCTGACGCAATTTCTTCAGCGCTGAATCCGGCAGCAGATAACAAATTAAGCTGTTCTTGGCGATACTTCTCTAGTTCATCGTCCGTAAACCCAGCAGCTTGCATTTCAAGCATATCTTGATAAACGGTCACTGGCTATTTTCCCCTGATACTGAAGCTAACCATTTCGGGTAGTTAGGGCCAGTTTTCCATTGAATGTAAGCATCAGAGTTGAGGTACTCATCCGAAGACTGCCCCTGTTGGCGCGGTGGTGGGTTAAACTGCGCAGAATTAGGAATCTGATTTGTTGTTCTTAACGAATCAGCTATCTCTTTCATTAGTTCTTGCGTCGTTGGTGTCCATTTTTCATCTGGGTTTATGATAAAATCTGGGTGACGAGGATTAAGAAGATTCCTAGCTTCTTTACCCTCTGCAATCGCATTAAGGAATCGTTCTTCCATTTGAATCGTAAAGTCATAATACCGTGAGTCACTATTCAAATTTAACTTTGCAAATGCAGGATTCCCAATAATTTTGTCCTTGTAGCCTTCAACAAATTTTCTAAACCGCGTATTATTTCTAATGTAGGCAGCGTTCTCATCTGTATCAGCCTCGTTGCGCTTTCTTTCGATGTATGTATTAAAGCTGGCAACATCCTTATCTGCTAACTCATTTCCCTGACGCTGTAGCAAACTTTTACCTCCAGCGCGACGAACTTCATCCGTATCTGTAGACAAGACAAACTTTTGGTCTAACCGAGTGATTTCGCCACCCCAAATTTTTTGTTGTGTTTCTCTGTAAATACTTGGCTTGCTGTCAGTTAGTATTTCGCCCCTAGCCCTACGACCAGCCAAGTCAATTAACTGGCTTCTCATAGACTCTCCGTTAGTACCTTTAAACTCCATCTCTTGTATTTGAGATATGGCAAGTTCACTGTTTCTATATATTTTCTGTATTGCGTCTTGGTACATTGCTTCGTTGTTGTCTACTTCTTGTTTGTCGGCAACTTTGCGCTTGTAGTCAGCAGTGCTTCTTGCAATCTGCAACCTTTCTTGCCACGCCCTTTCAACTTTGACTTTTTGTTCTTTAGACAAGGTTTCCCATTCGGCTGCTAAAGAAGTATCAGCGCCAAAATCACCACTTCTGGCGGCAGCAATCCTGTCTTCTACAAGTTCAACAGTATCAAAACTTGTATTGCCAATATTATCTATAGGCACATAAGAAGCAAACCTAGCTACCTGTTGGTTATCTAACTCTGTCTCCCTGCTTTTTATTAGCTGGCGTAGAACGCTTTTTTCCGGCGCTTGCAAGGGCAAGTCTGGTATGTTTTTTTCTATGCTAACTAAGTCTGCTTTAGAGGCATTGGCAATTTGATTTTGCACCCCATCTCTAATGTTATTAGTTCTGATGTTCTGTATTTCTTTTTCGACATTTACGAGGTTGTACCGAGAAGGCAGACCTTGGGCATCTGCGTTTTTCGACAAATATCTTAAAGCATCTGCCTTGAAATCAAACAAACTGTCAGAAGCGGAGGTTGTGCGAAGCCCCTCCAAGCCCTTTGAGACTACCTCATCATGCGCAACGCCAGACTTTACTCTCCCCCTGTTGTAAGCCTGTTGTTTAGCTTGAAGTTGTTTTTCCAGAAACATTTTTTCTAGGCCTTGCTTTACAATAGCAGACCTTCTTTTGCCATACCCCTTGGCATCAATATCAGAGAGTATCTTGGTTTTTATTTCCTCAAAATTTGTTGCGGCAGTTTCCACATCCGTTGATGTGTCTTTAAATATTGATGTTGTTACAGTGTCAAAAGCAGCCCCGTATTCCTCGCTTGCAATGCGAGTATCTTCACGCTTTTGTTCAGCCATTCCAAACTGAAAAGCAACATCACCAGCAGTCCCAGCCAAAGATGCTAAAGCGCGGCCTGGCGCTTCAAAAACACTACTTTGTGCGCGTGGGCTAAGTGGGCCGGTTGCTAACTGAACTGATGGGCCTTGGCCTTGATTATATACAGGTATCTTAGGCATTATTACCCCGCTAATAATTGTGCAGCTTGTGAACCGCCTTGCAACAATGACTGATATGAAGCTGTCTTGAGGGCTGATGAACGCGCACGGCCTTCAGCACGGGCAAGCGCCGCTTCAGATGCTTTTGCTGTAGCCTCTATATCTCCAGCGTACTGTATACGAAGCGCGTCCATTTCCGTATTGAAGTATGCGTCTGATATTGCCTGTGCTGGACTTCCAGATAATTGCACTCCTGAAGCCGCCGTAGAAACAATCTGAGTACCAACAAGCCGGTCAGAATTGTGACGTAAGTTTGCTTCCTCGTCCACTTTGGCACGGCGCAAAATAACCGCTTCATTTTCGGCAACTTGTGCGTTGAACTCAGCAGTTTGCTTGGCAGCTTTTGCCGCAGCTTGGTTGCCCTTGAAACCAAGAAAACCGGAACCTCCCGCCGCAAGTGCAGCCATAGTAATAGGGTCCATCACATCACCCTTGCCATGCGATAGTAGTTACTACCGTCTGGCCCAAATTTATACATAACACCTTCATCTTCAAACCCCATCCATCTGGCAAATCTAATCGCCTCTGGGTCGCCCGTGTGAATACTAGCTTGCACACGGTGTAAATTCGTTGTTGCCAGTATACTACTAAACAGTGTCTTAGCATACCTAGCTAGTGACAGCTTCCATTTCGGCGCATGCTTGGACAGGATTACCCAGCCCTCGCCAACACCATCCCACATCTCATGTATGCCGCCGACAGCCACTACATCATCATCGCCCATCACAGCATAGCCGATAACTTGCTTGCCGTTGTCAAACGCAGCCCGCATGCTTTCTGGAAACTCAAAGTCAGTCTCAATGCTATTAACAAGGCTGGAGTTGAATGGAACAATCCTAAGCATCGAAAGTATTTGACCTCCGCATGATAGCCAACACAGTCATAGGCAATGGCTGTGACTGCCGCACAATAACCCGTGCATCTGTCTCGTACCCTGATGGGAAATAAATCTCTTTGTCGCCTGTGAACAACGGCACGGCTTGGTTCATAGCCATGCTGCTATCACGAAATGGCAGCCTGTCTAGGTTGTTGAGGTCTGGCCCCAACTCTGCGCCGACTGTCTTAAAGAACCGCGCAGTCACGCCATGAATACGCTTAATCTTACCTTGGGCAATGCCGTCGTCAGCACCAGCCTCTAGCCGCAGCGTCTCAATGGTAGACGTGTATCCATAGCCTAAATGTACCTTAGATGCTGAACGGTCTAGTGTGACCCGCCCACCCGATACAACTTTGTCAGCATGTGTAGAACCGTCAGCTAGGATGGAAACAGTCTCACCCTCTAAATGATTTAGTCCACTAATGGTGGTTGTAGCTGCGCCGTCGTATGTCAAACCGCTGTCTAAGTAAAACGCATCCTCAACATCATCTCCAAATTCAATAGTCTTAAGATATTCAACATGGCGCACAGTAGCACCGTCTATAGTGCGCTTCACAGATATATATACTTGGTCTTCTGCGCCAGATGGAATTGCCGTAACACTCTCAACAATGCCGCTGCCACCAATGTCGTGGTCATGCCAGCCGATAGCCGCATTAGCGCGGTCATATGTTAGCCCAATCAACCGTCCGTCATTATGGACAAACCACACAATAAGTTCTGGTTCCTGTTGCCACACCATGTCAATCAAGCCGCCACGCGGAATATGGTCAGCCAGGATGGTTAAGTCGATGCCCAGCAATCCATCAGTGTCCAAGTCAAAGGTAATCTCCTTTACCTTCTCTTGCCCCTTCTGGATAAGGATGGTGCTGTTGCCAGCCCGTAGCGGTCTTACCTCTGAACAACCGAATGTCGTCTCACGCAGCACGTTTACGTTTGTTGGCGTAACTGGCGTAGCGCCTGTGCCGCCCGATAGCGTAAATTCTGCGCTTGTAGTCAAGATTTGCAAGAAACGCGCTGGAAGCAAATGCCGGATAACATTCACCTTGTCTGATGCAATCGTCAGGTTTACTGCGTCGTCATCATTCGTACCAGGCGTGTGGTTCTCAAAGTCTGCACTAACAGAACCAAATACAGTCTGCGGCTGGCCTGTAGTACCAGCAAAGTATAAACGTTGTTCATAGAAGCCTACTGCCTTTGGGTAGCCTTGGTCGCCGCCAAATGCACCTAGTGACCATTTCTTTGTGGCATTGCCAGAACCTACAATGTGGTCAGGCAAGTTGCTATTCCCAAATGAATCTTCTTTTACTATAGCCGTAACCGTTGTTGAGTTTGTGAAAGCAGTTATTTCAACGTAACCTGTAGCATCATGGTCGTAACGCCAATCAACCGAACCGTATGTCTCTGTGCCTTCTAGGTGTACTGGCGGTGTGTTCCCAGATGTTTGGGTAGAACCATTTACCTGAGTATACACATGTCCATTATAACGTACAGATACACCACTAGCATAGCTGGTGCTTGCCGCCCACTCATCATGTTCAATTTCAAGCACCTCGCGGAACCTGATGTAACGCCCAACATCCGCTGCGGTAAACAATGCTGCCGATGCTGTAACTGTTACACTTCCAGTCTGGGCTGACGCATATAGGGTTGTTGCTGTGTCGTTCTCGTCAAGGTAAGGCCCATCAACAAAGTCAATGTCAGTCAACGTAAAGCTGGTAGCTGTTGTGCGAGTTAGTTTGGCTGGCGCATGGTCTTTGTGTGCGATGTACAATACATCAGCAGACTGTGCGTGGTTGATTTCAAAGATGTCCGTAACTGAATATGTAGTCGTAACCTCAACAATCTTCGATGCTGTGCCGCCACTTGTGTATGCGTTAAACGCCGTGCTGTCTATACCAGACAATTCAAATGTATTAGCCGTTGTATTCGCTACAGTAAATTCACGGTTATTCAACTCTGTCATGCCAGCAACACCGGATATTAGTACCCTGTCGCCGTTTGTGAATGTGTGTGAAGTAATTGTAACTACGGCAGGGTTTGCTTGTGTAACCGCTGTAATGCTTTGTGAAGCCTCTGTTAGCAAACCGCCATCTTTATAGAAGCGAATATAGTTAGCGCCAAACTCAAGTACATATGCCTGTTCATCGCTGAACTCAAAGTCAATCAATCTAACCTTGCCTCCGTCTTTTGTGCGTCCAGCAAAGTATGTGCCTGGTCTCCGTGTAACGCCGCCCGACGGGTACACAACCATATTGTTTAAGGTCTGGGCAGCTTCATTGTACTTTTGTAAGTCAATGCGGCCTTCTAGCTTTGGGGATATTTCACCAGTGCGAAAGTTGGTGATGATTGTGGATACACGCGCCATGCTTAGAACCTGATGTTGGTGTATGTGTCGGCTTGCGGCTGTTCTGGATAACCTTCCATAGCGTCAATAGACTTGGCTTCTCTTAATCTTTGTTCATACAATGCGTTCATATTTTGCGCGACAGTGCCGCTGCCTGTAATCGCATAAGCTGTCTCAGCGGCTAGGCGGTGTGCGATTGCTGAAGAAAGCAGCGAGTCATACTGTTCTGTGTCTTCAATGCGACCAATATATACAATTCTGCATGTGCCTTGGTTTGACAGGATTTTGCGTCCTTCAATCTTATACATGACGTTGCTATCGTAAGCTGCTATGTCGCTATTTACGTTTGAATCCCAGAATGACAGAACCCGTAGGCAGAACGGTTCTGTTGGCAGTGTGTACTGGTAAGTAAACCCGAAAGCTGGTGTTGCAGTGTCTTGCGCCAGTTCTGCCCGTGTTACCGCCGTATTCCAAGGGTGTGCGCGTAGCACAGCATCCCGCACCAGTTCATAGTTACGGTTACACAGTCTAGCTTCTTTTGAGTTTTGCGTAAGAGATGTGATGGTTGCTGCGCCAAGCAAGTCTAAGGCTTCGTTACAAATATCAACAACTGATGGCATGGTTTACCAACCTTTCAACTCTAATTAGCACACCGAGGCTTAAATTATTTTCGCCGCCTTTAAACGGCCCACGTTTCCTATATGCTTCTCTGGCTATCGTCTTCAGTTTCTCTGTTGGTAATAATACCACAGTTTCATCATCAAGTACGAATGCCCAATGTGTCGCCATTGTTGTGGCTATGCCACTTGGCTTGTTCCTACAAGAAAACTCCACAAACACATTCCCAGTTCGTGAAGCTACAAAATCCCTTTTCACCTCTATGGTGTTGCCACTTAATATGTCGCCTAGCCACCTCTCAGCTATTTGACCAACTTCTAAATCCCAGCGGAAATCGCCGCACGGTTTCATCATATCGCCCTCCAGCATGATGGGTTGTATGGGGGCGGCGAACCGCCCCCACATTATTTAGTCTACAACGTAGAGAACTGTCAGTTCAATCGTTCCTGTAGCGGCTGCGCCAGTCAAGGTAACTGTGACTGGATAGCCTTCATCGTCGGCATCAATTTCGATACCTGAACCAAGTGCCAGTGTAGCAGCAATGTCTGCTTTAGCGGCGCTTGCTGATGAAGCTGCGGCCTTGAACTCATCTGCGTCCAAAGCAACAGTTGTGCCGTCAGCGTTTGCGTAAGCACCATGACCTACAGACAACTGAGTTGATGCACCAAGCGCGTCATGCGCCAGTGAACCTGTCAGAATCCGTGCGCCGTCTGGGAGACGGAACATTTCAATGACATCATCAGCCGGTAGGGCAGACGCTTCGTAAACACCATGTGCAACACGAACCCGACCACCCATTTCGTTGGTCTTGTTCATTACTACAGGGGTTGCGCGTGAATTAGTGCGCTGTGTTGAGTATACAGTAGCCATTTCACATCACTCCCTTAAGCAGCTTCGTCGCAGTCAATCTGGACGACTTTTTCTTCTTCCATACGGGTAGAACCGATTGACATGCAATAGTACACCTGAGTCGCATAACCTTTGTCGTTACGCTCGTCAATGCGCGCCATTACGTCACGGCCTACTGCCAATGCAAGACCATCCTCTGCCCATGCAAAGCATGAACGGATGTTGCCAGATTTAGCGAGACGATTGGTTACAATGAAGTTGAAGCCCATAAACTGATTGACTTCACCCTGAACAAGTGCCTTCACAGTGTTGAAGTCGCTTGAGGTGACGTTTGTGTCAGCCAAGAGTGCTTCAATCTGGTCAGGGCCACATGCAATGTAGCGTGGGATAGATGGGTCAACATCTGACAGGTCAAGAATTTTCTTAGCCTGACGCAACTTTGCAAGTGACATGTCAGCACCACCGTTAGCAATTTGCTGTGCGGCTGGCAGGGCTGTTGAGGTTGAACCAGTTTCACCAGTAAATGCTGTGCCAAGTGCAGCGGCGATGATTTCATCGTCCATTGCGCGGCCCATGGCTGCTGCCGCTGCCATTGCATATGCTGATGTTGGGTCAATAAGCATGCGTACTTTGTCCTGGTCATCAATCAGGTCTGCATACTCATAGTCTACGAGTGACACCCGACGACGTGCGTGTGGGGTATCAATCTGTGGTGTGTCGGCATGGCGAGTTGTGCGCTTCTGCGCTGTTGCCTTACCAACCTGGTCAAAGAAGGCATTTTTACCAGTCATATTCTCTACGCGCACCGCATCACGCAGACGGGAACCCATCTGCTGCGATAGCATCTGCACGTTTGCAGAATACTGCTGGACAAATGCCGTAGTTACT